GTGTAATGAGTAAGTTGTATCAGGGACAAGGTATGCCCAGTGAAATGCCTGGTGGTATGCCTGAAAATGTCTCACCAGAATCAGGACCAACCATTGATGAAGTGGATTAATTTAATTTTGAGATTAGATTTTTCCCTTTGTTTTAGTTTCAAGTTAAATAATTTAATATAATAATCTTCTTTTAAAACTATATTTTTTTGAGGAATATTTATTTTCTGAAACATTTTGTTTTAATAAATAAAAAATAATTAATCAAATTTAATTTCCATTTTATAAGGGAAACAATGTTTTAATTCTTCTTCTCCGTCTTCAATTCTTAAAAATTTACCATATTTCATAATAGAAATAAAAGAATTATGACCTACAATAGCTATATTTTTGCAATTACTAGTTTCAATAAAATCATACATTTTATTAATTCTTAATAAAAGAGAATCAATAGATTCAACATTATTGGGATTCCACATTTCATCATTAACAGAATCTAGATTCGTGAAATCTATATTAGGGAATTTGTTTTCAAGATTATTTTTAGAATCTCTTTTATTACATGTATGTAAACCTTGCGGATATTCTTTTAAACAATCAAGAGAAATCAATTTAACATTTTTGCCTTTAAAAATATTTTGAGCGGTTTGAAGAGTTCTTGTTAAAGAGGAAACAATAACTAAATCGATATTATTAATTTCTTTCCAAGTTTCCCCTAAACGAATCGCTTGATTGTAACCTAATTCTGTTAATTTTGTATCACAATAATTCTGATCAAAAAAAGTTTTCATGCCATGTTGTTTAAAAAGAACATTATGAAGTGCTTCTCCGTGTCTAATAAGATATAAATTTATCATTTTATATTATTATTTTTTTATTTTTATATAATATAATGTTTAAGATAAATAAACAATTAGTAACAAAAACTATATATTTATCATTAATTATTCAGATAATAACTACAATGGTGAGTTTAAGAGGTTTTGGAGTAAAATTAAATGAACAGGATAATGTTTTACAAGATATTTTAAAATTAGAAACAGGCGTTCAGATCGTAGAAGCATGCGTATATTTATGGATAACATATTCATTAAATAATTTTGATACAATGATAAGTAGAAGATATACAGATTGGTTTGTTACGACACCGCTTATGTTATTATCTACTGTAATCTTTATGAAATATAATGTTTATAAAGAAAGAAATGATCATAAAAGGGTTACTTTTAAGAATTTCTTATTAGAAGACTCAGATAATATAAAGAAAATAGTTATATTGAATGCATTAATGTTGATATTTGGATTATTGGGAGAAAAAAGAAAAATAAACAAGACTTTTAGTATTATGATAGGTTTTGTATTTTTCTTTTGGGTATTTAAAATAGTTTATGAAGAATATGTACAAGGGAATGAAACAAATAAAAAATTATTTTATTTTATATTTATAATTTGGGCTTTGTATGGTTTTGCGGCGATGGCAGGAGATAATCTAAAGAACTTAAGTTATAATGGTTTAGATTTAGTAGCTAAAAACTTTTATGGTTTATATATTTATTATAAGATTGTTCAATTAAAATAAATTCAAGAAAGATTTTCCTGGTAAAATAGTTACAACATTTTGAGGGATATTATTGTTTAAAATATCTTGAATATCTTCTTTATTTTGAGTTAGATAAACTGGAGCAACAGGTGGTTGAATATTAAAAATAAGATCAAGCATATTTTTAACAAAATTACTTTGAACAAGAATAATACTTTTTCGTAGATATTGGTAATCTTTTCTTTTAAGATTTTTTATAAAAGCACTCATTTTAAAACTATATTTAATGGGAACATAACCTACATTTGTTGTATCAAAGATAAATGTAAAATCTTTTTGTAAAGTATATAGTTGTAACCATGAATTAAGAAAATTATCAAAATCATTATCATCTATAATATTTGTATCAAAAACGACTTTAACAATATTCTTTTTTTCATAATTATCATAATTAAAATTAGCGAACATTTTTATATTATATATTATATATGCCAAGAAAAACAAAAAAAACAAAACAAAGGGTTAAAAGGAAAGTTTCTAGAAAAAGATATTCTAGAAAAAAAGTTTCTAGAAAAAGATATTCTAGAAAAAGAGTTTCTAGAAAAAGAATCCATAAAAAGAGATCTACAAGACAAAAGAAAAGTAAATATTCAAGAAAAAATAGGAATAAATTAGGTTTATTGGGTTCGATGCGTAAAAGTCGTTTAAAATGTGGGCATGTTTGTCCCAGTGTAGATATAGAAGGTAATGTAGCAGGAACAAAAACATTTGAAGAAGCAAATGTACAAATGAATGATATAGAAAAAGTAGAAGGTGAGACTATGGGATTTTTCCCATTAACAAGTTACAAAAATCTATTAACGCAGAATGGTTATTATCAAGACCCTTTTGTGAGTAATTTTATAGCAAAAAATATGAAAGGTGATCCGGGACTTGAAAACTTAAAGGAGGTTAGAATAGCATCATTTACTAATTATTATAGATGTTCAATATATGCTTTAGTAGAAATTATAAATGCTTTTTTAGGGAATTATGCAGATGTTGTAGTTAGTGGTGGCGATGGATTGAATCGTATTCTTGAACCAGAACAAAGACCAATTTCACCAGATATAGATGTAAAAGTAATCCTAAAAAATACAAGCGATGGTAAATGGCTAAATCATTACAAGTTAGTTGTTGTAATGACAGAATTTATAATAGATTGTATTGTTTGCTGTTTAAATGGTGGTAATATTGAAAAGCATGAATTATATGGTTATTTTTCATCAAATTTATCAAATGTAGAAAAGATATATGTAAATAATGGACATGCTGATTTATGTAGTTATGTTAGATGTTTATTTTATAATGGTGGAGAGTTAGGTCATTTTTCGATACTAACAGACAAATGGGGATCAGCGAGTGAATTTGCTCAAAAAACAGCACAACCCAATAAAGGTTTATTGAATTATTTAGGGGATGGAATGAAAGACTGGTGTAGCGATAGAAATGGTTGTCCATGGGTTAGAAGAACAAGTAATATGAAAGCAGGTAATCCTAAACCACCATTTACACTAATGAATGTTAAATTGATTGCTATAGATTTGAGATATGTAGGTTGTGATTATTTCTCTAGTTTAGCAGGAGTTCTTGATGTAGTTATAGCTGTACCTGGACATGTAGGTCATGTTTATATGGTCCCAACAAATTCAGAAGGAAAAGGGTATTTTAACATACCTGTATATCCAGATAATACATGTAATAAATGTATTCCACAAGAATTTAATGTATTGAATATAACATTAAAATACTATGTTTATGAAATGAAAAAAATGATAGATTATTGTTTGAGAACAAGAAATGGTAAAATATTAAAAGATTTAAATCGTTTTTATGTATTACTACAAACAGATAATAGTTTAAGAGAAAGTGTAAAAGATTTATTAGAAAGTGTAAATAAACCAGAATGTTTATCAGAATTTAAAGGTAATATTGATGAATTAAATATATTAATTGGAACGATATTAAAATTTTCAGAAAGTCCAGTTTTATTACCTGATATAAATAAAGAAGTAGAAACTTATATACATGAAAAAATTGCTGAACTTGAAATGAACCTTGAAGAATCTGGTATTGTTGATTCATCGCAAACAGATTATTCAACTGATGATATTTCACAAGATTGTAATGATGAAATTGATGTTGATTGTACAAGAGGAGGGGGTTTAAATGATAAACCTTGTAATTGGAAAAGTATTAATTCTGAAAGTATAGGTAAAGGTTTTGAAAATTTAAATATTTGTGATTTTTTTGAATCAATAGGTGCTTTAAGTGGTAATAAAATAATATTATACAAAGATGAAAGTGATCTTTGTAGTAAAGCATATACAATAACACTAAATTTACACAATAAATTGACAACAATTATGGGTAGTAAGAGCGATATACCACAAGAAGGCGATATTGATAGTAATTTTATAGGTAATAAAAGAATAGATTATGAAGCATTAACTGATGAAAAAACAGATAGTGATATATTATTTAGGAAATCTTTGATGTTGTATAGTTATGGTGAATATGGAGAAGGAAGAAAAATGATTGTAGAAAATCCACCGGATGGAAGAGATAAATTTTTTGATACAACAATGATAACACGTTGTCCAAAACAGATGATGATCGCATACGATATTTTGGCATTATTTTTTAATGTTTTAAGTGGTAATCCAGATTTAGTGAAAGAATTATCACAATTTTCATATTTAGAAGAACATTCTAAACCTGTTAGAGGTGTAAATGTAAATAGTATTCATGCAGCATTTATATTAAGTTCAATTATGCATTCAATGGATCCTATTAAATTAAGTAATAAAGGCAATATTGGAAGATCCCAAGAAGGAGCATTATTATTAGAAGCAATTACTAATTTAGAAGATTTATTAAAAAAGATTGTATATTCATAAATTAATTCCTATAAAAAGGTCCACCATTATGAGGAACAGAAAAATACCCACAAAATATTTCATAATTATATTTATCTTTATTTTTATCATCTCTTGAATAATTTCTATCAGCATTCCTTGGATCTCTTATAATATCAAATGAAGCATCAAACCTTTTAATTTTATCTTTTCCTTGTTTATGACTCCAAAATCCATCATTATCTTGTCTGTAAAAATGATAATCTTTATATTTACCTTTATCGTCTATTACAATTGCTATTCTATAATGATTACATGGTAAAACATCATATAATCCAACTTTATTTAATTTAATATTATAATCATTTTCAATATTTTTAATGATAGTATCGCAAGAATAATTACTAAAATTAGAATTTGATAATTCTCCGGGTTGTATTTTATGATCATTTGAATCAGGATCATTATTTTTCTCAACAACATTAAAAGCATAAGAATAACAATTAGTAATTAATAAATCTTTTTCATTTAAATTATCCCAAAAATTAGGATTCCAAGAAGGTTTATTTAAAAAACATTGTTCCATATATTATAAAAAAGTTTATTTTTCTTTAGCTTTTTAAAAATAACAAAATTATTCATTATAATACATAAAAATTTTATTTCTTATTCTTCTCTTTTTCATTGAATTCTTTTTGATCTTGTTTTTAGAATTTTCTGGAACGTTTTTTACCAGTATAAATAACCATAAATTATCTAATATATCCTTAAAAAAATCGTTCACCCTGTGAAGTGTTTAGGAATGTTCTAACTAGAGGCAATTGTATCCAACCATTTCATAAAAGATAATATAAATACTTACTTTTTGGAGTTACATGAGAAGCGATTTATAATATTTATTTTTCAAATACTTTGATTAAATAAAGATTCTTATTCCTATCATCAAAGAATTTTTTATAAACTTCAACCCCTTTTTCATCAAGAAACTGAGGAAATGTTTCACTATAAAATTGAATCATGGAACGATTAACAATGTATTTATCGGAATTATTATATTTCATTAGATTGATTTGTTTATTGATAAGTGGGTCATGAGAATCATATTCTTCAATTAGTTTATAATGTTCTCTGCATTTAATACGATGATAAAGTTTATAAGCATCATCTAATGTTTTAGTTTTATCAGATAGAAAATCAAGAGAATGAACAATTGTATCAGAGAAATAACAGAATTTTTCCCAATCATTATCTTGAATAGATTTATTAATATGAAACGTATTTTCAGTGAGATTAAGAATTTCACCCATCATAATTTCCATAGATTTAACAGTTTTATGATTACAAATTTTCTTATACAAATTATATCTTGTTTGAAAGAACATTTCCAAAAGATATTTAATATCTCCTTTATAAAAGATATCTGTACAACCAAAATTCTCATGAACAATAGAATTATTCATAATACACAACATTGAATTATAATCAATATTATAACGATTTTCTATACCTGTCATTTTCAAATCTCTAAGCATATAATCCATTCTATCGGTATCAATACCATTTTTATTGGAAACAATTTGATACAAATGCCTTTTAGTATCATTAATTTCATCAGGATAAATTACTCTATACATAAATTCAATATCATTTTTAGAATAACCAAAATCATACTTTTTATTCATCATCTTAAAAATTTCAATTGACCGATATTCATGATTTGTTCTGGAAACATAAGAATCAAATAAATGACTAAATGGACCATGCCCTAAATCGTGAATAAGAGAACTAATTGAAATAAGTTCATATTCTTTTTTAGAAAAGGTTATATTAGTTTTATTAAGATTATCCATATAAAGTTTTGTTAGATGATAAACACCGAGAGAATGTTCAAATCTGTTGTGACTAGCAGATAAGAATATATAATAAACACAACCGAGTTGTTTAATATTTCTGAGGCGTTGAAATTCTTTAGTATCGATAATTCTTTTACCCATGCTACAGATATTGATGAAACCGTGAATATGATCAAAGATTTTCATAGTTTGTTTTATAAAAGTTGTAAAACATAATTCAAATTTATAAATTACAAATTGTGTGAGATAAAATAATTCCTATTATTATTCTTTTTTTGAAATCGGAAATATTATTAGGATTTTGTATAATATTTTCTATTTGATAAATTAGAGGTTTATAGCAATAAATAAAATTAAACATAATAAATAATGTAAAATAAACCTCAAAATCTTTTAAATGATCATGAATATTAATAGCAGTATGAACACATAATAATGCTTTTAAAGATCTTTGAACTATTAATAAATCTTTAAAATATAATCCTAGAAACAAACATGTGGTTATTAAAGGATAATTTAAAGGATAAATAAAATCTAAATCATTTGAGAAATGTTGAATGGTTAAAGGAATAATTGAATATTTAATATAATTTTCAGGTAAATAAATAGTAACTATAGGAACAATAGAATAAATAGGTAACCATAAATATAATGGTAAAAAAACATCAATTATTCCGTGAAAAGATATCCAAGTAATTATGAATTCATTTAAAAAAATCATAATATTATTAATATTTAAATAAAAATATTTTTAATATTATGAAGAAATATACGCACACATTAATTTTTTTGCATGGATTTACGATGTCACCAAAAGATAATAAATATTTTACAGATAAGATTATTAAACTTTTTCCTAAAGAAATGAAAGTAAGAGTCTTTCACCCCAAAGCTCCATTAAGAATGATTTCATGTTATAAAAGAAATATATATACAGCATGGTTTGATTATTATACAAAATATCATTATAAAAAAGAATGCATAAATGAAGATCAATTAAAAGTTATAAGAAAACGATTACATAGAATAATTGATAAAGCAGTTGATTATCATGATGATTCAAAAAAAGTATTTGTTGCAGGATATTCTCAAGGTTCATCAATGGCGATGGATATGGGTATAACATATCCAGAAAAATTAGGAGGAATAATAGGTTTTAAAGGAGATATACCAAATGTTACAGATGAAGATAAATATAAACAAACAATTTGGACATGTCATGGTAAAAAAGATGATACAATAGGTTTTGATATAGCAAAAGAATCATATGATAAATATAAGAAAAAATATAAATATGATATTACATTTTTAGAACAGAAAAATGCAAATCACAATGAAAATAGTGGAATATTAGAAGAAATGAGATCATTAAAGATATGGTTACAAAATAGGATTTAATTGACTAAATTTATTCCAAAATTTGAAAATAATTTATATTTAAATTATAAAAAATGTATAAGAAAATTCATATTGTATTTGTGGATGAAGATGGAGAATTTACCGTATCAAGGGGTAAGCATATTAAATTTGTATATCTTGATGATTAAATATTTAAAAGATTATTTAGAAATATATGTAAATGAGTAGACCTAGTTGGGATGAATATTTTAAAAATAT